TTAGCCTAAAATGTTTTTTGACTCCCCTTTTGACTCCCCCTGAGTACTATTCTTCATAAATGCTACAAAATTATTGATGACTTTTTTGTTTTGAGTTTCAGTTACATGAGTGTAAATATTTGAAGTAGTTTGAATGTCTGCATGCCCTAAACGTTCCTGAACATCTTTTAAAGAAGCTCCTGATTCAAAAAGGAGAGAGGCATGAGTATGTCGAAAACCATGAGTAGTGATTCTTTTAGTCAATTCTGGATGATGCTTATATATGACATTAAGCCACGAACGTGAAACTGTAGGGTTATAGAGAAGACCATCATGGTGAAAAATTAAGTTTTCGCTTTGGATTGTAACGATCGTTTTGTTTTTTGTATAATACTTTCTCAATAAACTGATCAAATCATTGTCCAGATAAATTTTTCTTTTTCCAGATTTTGATTTAGGAGTATTTACGATCAATCTCCCTTGATAACCTCTTGTTACAGTTTTATTAATATTGAGTGTTTTGCTCTTAAAATCAATATCCGACCAGGTCAGTGCAAAAGCTTCTCCTTTTCTTATACCTGTAAAAGCCAATAGGGAAAAGAATAAATATCTTTCATCATCATCGTTTCTTATTGCTTCTAAAAATTCGATTAATTCTTCTTTAGTATAAAATTCGATATTTTTATCTTCGATATCTAGAGCTTCTCCGCGTGGAACAGAAACTAATTTCATAGGATTGCTAGTTATGATTTGTAAAGAAGCAGCGTAATCAAAAACATTAGATGTGTAATTTTTTATTTTCTTAAAAATTTTAGGATGGCTATCGGACCAAGTGTTTACTGCTTCTTGACAGAAAAAAACGTCTATTTTGTCAATGAACTTATCTCCAAACACTTTTAAGATGTGTGTGTCAAAAATTTGTTTGGTGGAGGACCAAGTGCTTTCTTTAACTGTCTTTTTATAATTCTCAAACCATAAGCTGTAAACATATTCGAATTTCTTGCTCTTTTGAGCTGTAGAAGCTTGCAGTCCTTTTTCCTGTATATCTGCCTCCAACCTTTTTAAAGCTCTCTCAGCGGCTAATGGCGTACTAAAACCTCGTCTTGTTGTTTTTCTTTTTTTTCCTGTTAGTGGATCAACTCCTAAGTACAGACTAAACTGATATTTTTCTTCTCCTTTTTTTGTTAAGTGCTTTTTAATTCGTTTATCAATTTCTTTTTTTGCCATCTTTTATCTTTCCTTTCGTACGTTTGTTCGGTTGTACAGTGGATTTCGAGATGGTAAAATAGGGTACAACAAATAGACCTACTTTACCGTAGCTCTTTGCACATTTGCGTTCTTGGTCGGGCGGCAAATGTGCTTTTTTATTGATCGCTTTCTAATGGTGTATCTACACCTTTATTAGGGTCTAGATTGCTATATAGATATAGGACAGTATAATTAGTTGCATCTTTTTTCGAATAAACCAAAGAAAAGTTGTATTTTTTGTCTTGCCAAGTAAAATCTCCAGTACCATTGTAGACATTTTTGTACTCTTCACCAGTTTCTGCATTTTTATCGTCAGGAAATTGAGTAACTTTGATAGATTTTAAATCCATCTTCAAATTATCTATTGAATATATTTCTTTAATGTGTTTCTCGGCAATAGTTGCAAACTCAGCGGTTTGATCAGAGTCTACTTCTTTGATAGTACTGTTTGTCTCACTATAATTTTTTGATTCCTTTGTTTCAGCTGTTGATGATCCACATCCTCCCATAACTGTCACTGCTAGTAATCCAATAATTCCAAATTTAATAAATTTCATTTTCTACTCCTTATCTCTATGGTATTATTTTATTGGGGAATCTTAGAAATAAGGTTTCGAGTCCGTGTTGCTGCACGGGCTTTTTTTATTTAAATAAATCCCAAAAGCTAAACGTAGTCTTTTTATAAACTTTATTGTATGCAGCTTTTTTTGGGTCTTTAATCCATCCAGAGCCTTTCTTTCCATAACCAGGAATCACAGCTTTTTTCACAGCTCTTTTTGCCTTTCCAGTAGTTCTAGCGCTGATGGATTTTTTTATACTTGGTTTTCTCATTCCTATTTTCATCTATATCCTCCTTACGTTATATTATAATTCACAAGAAACGAACGAATTCATCTGGCAATCCAAAGCAGACGAGCTTTTCATATTTTGTCATATGATCAAAGCCGTCTAAAGCTGGATCAACAGTCAGATGAGTTGCGAAGTAGTTTGCTTCTTTTTCAATTTTTAATTCAGATACTAGCGTTTTTTTAGACAACATAGGTGTATTTTCATTTGGATGTAAAATACAGTGTCCTAATTCATGACTACAAGTCACCATTTTTCCTGGCTCATCTAAACTAGAATTTATGTGAATCATTTTTATCTGTTTGAATTTACTATAGTAACCATAAATTTCTCCCAAATCTTCTTCTAAAACTAGTATCTTTAATTCTCGTGCAATTCTAAAAGGATTGCGTGTTTGATATAGTTTTACCAGCTTATTAATTTTGTTATCAATTTGAGGTAAATACATAAACAACGTACTCCTTTTAATCGCGATATTTTTTAGGTGTATATTTTTTCTTGGCTTCTATCTTAGCTATTCGCAAAGCATTCTCTAAAGAAATAATGAGAGCTTCACGTGTTGCTTCACTCATTTCACCATCCTTCTTCGAAAAAGCTATTCCGTCAGCATTAGATAAATCGTCGATTAATGACTGTAACTCTTTTTGAATATCACGCTCGTCTTTTTCTGTTAAATCATAGTATCTTTTTTTCTCAGTACGTCCTAGTAAGTAATCAACAGATACGTTGAAATAATCTGCTACTTTTTCTAACCTATCAGATTTTGGGCTTGCTTTTTTCCATTGGTAAAAAAGATTTTCACTAAAACCTAAATCAGTTGCTACTTTAGAAACACTGATGCCTTGCTTGTCAGCCAATTCTTTTATTCTGTCAAAGACTGTCATATCAACGATTCCTTTCACCATAGAACTAAAATTACAGAAAACTATAGAAAAACCTTGACTAAATTTATAGTTTGCTATAATATAGTCCTCGTAAGATAAATAGTAAGAAACAAGCCAAAGCAAAAACGCCTGTCAATAATAAACAATTCGAGGTCGCCAAACTTAGAAAGTTATTTTTATAGGGTTTTACTACGCTTATTTAACTATGTATTCATTCTATAGTTTTCTATAAAAAAGTCAATAGAAAGATGAAATTTCTTACTATTTTTCTTACTTAATTCATATAGAAAGGTGGAGAAATATAATGCCTGATGCAAATATTGGCAGAGAAAAGGTTCTTCAATATCTAGAAGAAAATAATATTCAAAAAATTGATCTAGCTGTTTTGTACGGTATGCCCAAACAAGACATCGGAAATTATTTGGAAGGTAAGTTGGTTGATACACCAAAAGCAAAACAATTGCTTGTAAAAATTATTTCAGATTTCAAAATTCGATAGGAGGCAAGTCATGAATATTCTAAGCGAAGAGTTTCTGACTCGTTTGAGAATTGCAATTGTTGAAGTTGTGAAGGACGCACTTAATCAGCTTTCAAAAAAGAATCTTTCAGAAACACGATATTTGAAAAAAATCGAAGCTAGAAAATATGTGGGAGGTGTAAACGATCAAGGCTTTGAGAAGTTAATAGCTCACGGTTTAAAAGAAATTCGTATAGATGGCTTTTTGAGATATGACAAAAAGGACATCGATGAACTGATGGCTAAATACAAAATTTAAATGGAGGTCACTCATGACAGAGATCACCATCACAGACGGACATATGTCTTATACCGTGAAAACAAAAGAAGAGGCACAACGTATTATTGATCGATATTTTCCGGAAGGGGAGTCAACTATGCAAATAAGAAAACCAATCGTTGAGCGCTCGAGTAGCAAAATGCTGCTCGCAACACTTGCCGAACACAAAAAGCCAGTATACAAAGCTCGTCAGCTGCAAGCACTTTGCTATATCAGCTTAGTTCTAAACGTCATTTTATTGTCTGTTGTCTTTGCCGTTTTATAAAAAAAGGAGGTTAGAAAATTGTCGTACAACAAATGGACAAGAGAAGAGGAGCAACTTCTTATTCAAAATGTCAGATACGACCATCGCGGATTTGTTTGTAATTGTAATGAATTAGCTGAGTTACTTGGGATAGATAAAAAGCGTATTTGGCCCAAAATCCATCAAATGCGTAAAAAAGATTTGATCGATGAAGTTTATTGGGATGATCCAATCGAACCGCCTAACAAACGTTACAGTCAGCAAGAAGATAAAAAAATAATTTCTATGTATCAGTCAGGTTGTCCAGTAACAATAATAGCGCAGGAATTGAATAGAACTGAGAACGCGATTCGCTGTCGTCTTAATATCATGAAGAAAAATGGACAATTAGAAAGCAATCGAAAACGCAGGTACACAAAAAGAGAAGTTGAGTTATTAATATCAGAAATTAAATTCGATAAAAATGGTTACGTATTAAATATTGATTATTTAACTAGACTACTGCATAGACCAAAGCACGAGCTTTTCAGAAAAATTTGTCTATTAAGGAAACAAGGAGAAATAACTATAAAACCCGATCGTACAAAGGCTAGTCAGAACTGGTATGACGTAATGAAAAAACAAATTGATAATCATCACAAACTGATAGCTGCTCGATATAGCTATCAAAAAAAGACACGAACGCCGGCAAGCAGAATCGTGTCCTGAAAAATACTAATTACAAGGAGAGTTTATCACAATGAATGAAAAAATCCAAAATTTAATTAAAGAGTTAGCAGCTGAATGTGCAAATGATGATCTAGGAATGTCAGTTAGTGTAGTCGATGAAAAAGGGAAAGTCGTTCTTGGACAAGCTGGAAACGATAGCTTGGTTGCGTGGAGTGTTTACCGACAGTATGAGAAAACAAAACGTGATTTGCAGAATAATAATTGCAATTGTGAAACTCATGGTACTTTAAAACAATTGTTTGGTATTGAATATGAAGATCCAGAGTTTGAGGAATGGTATCAGGACTTTCTACGGTTTGCCGAAAAAATGGATCGCAAGAAAGGTGGTATCAAATTCTGATGATCTCAGTTAAAGGGCTAGGCGATGAAATATTCGAAGCAATGATGCACAAAGCACAACAAGATGTACAAGACAAAATCTTAACTGCAGCAAAGTATGGACAAACAAGTTGCACTGTTCGTTCAAAAGGTCTGACACCATCATTTCTAGCAGCATTAGAAAGCGAAGGTATTTCAAACATCCAACGTGAAGAAGGAAGTGTCAAATTATTTTGGGAATTTTAGGAGGCAAATGATGAGTGTAAAGGATGTAGCTAAAAAGCAAATTTTAAAAATGGAACATATCATTGATCAAATCAACGAGGCGGAAGATTTACTTATCAGTTTGAAATCACCAGCACTGAATAATCTTAATGAGCTTATGACTGATATTTCCATCGGTGTGCCTACTCAATTTTTAGGGAGAGATTTTTTTCAAGAAGAACAAAGCAGGTGGCATAAGGTCCAACTTGAACGTGATCTTGGTATCACAGAGATTCAAGAAGAAATTCGTAATCTTGTTTCCAAATCAGTTCAAAAACGCATTGAGACACTTGAAAGTGAGCTGAAAGAAATGATTTATTATCGCGGTGATCAAGATGAACGATTTTGATTCATTAGGTGCTAGACAACAACTGCCAGAAGAGTTTAAACCAATTGGAATTGATTGGCAAGGGAATCCATTATATCCAGGTGATCCTTGCTATCTAACAGAAGATGGCTATGTACCAGTAGATGACATTTTAGAATACGCGCAACAACATTATCCAAAGATTGAATTAGGAGGAATTTAGAAATGGCAAATGATTTAACACAAACAACACAACGTTCATTAGATGAACAGGTGATCAGTAATCTTGGACGGTTACAAGAACAAGGCTTAGAAATGCCGCCAGGATATAGTCCGCAAAACGCGTTGAAGAGTGCTTTTTTCGAACTCACTAACAATACAGGTGGAAATTTGCTGCAGACGGCTGCAAGCAATCAGGAAATGAAGACATCCATTTCTAATGCACTTTTAGACATGGTTATTCAAGGATTATCTCCAGCAAAAAAACAATGCTATTTCATTAAATACGGAAACAAAGTTCAGCTCATGCGTTCATATTTTGGAACAATGGCGGTCCTTGATCGTGTAACTGGAGGGGCAGATATTACGCCTGTAGTCGTTCGACAAGGCGATGAGTTTGAAGTTGCAATGGATGGACCAAACATGGTTGTCAAAAAACATGAAACAAAATTTGAGAATTTAGACAACGAAATCATTGCAGCCTATGTAGTCATCAAGTTAGCAAATGGTAAAGAAACCACAACAGTCATGACGAAAAAGCAAATCGATCAAAGTTGGGCGAAGTCAAAAATGAAGGGTTCTGGACCACAAAAGGAATTTCCAGAAGAAATGGCTAAACGGACAGTGATTAATCGAGCAGCTAAAGCATTAATCAACACAAGCAACGATAACGATTTGTTAGTTCAAGCTGCAAAAGATACGTTAGAAAATGAATTTGACAATGATCGGAAAGATGTAACGCCACAAACAGAAAAAGTGGCTACTCTCGAACAAAAATTCTTTTCAAACAAAAAGATTACTGAACCAATACAAAAAGAACCAGATCCGATTGTGATTCCAGATGATATCCAAGATGAAGTAACTCGAGTTGCTGACGTACCTGGCCATTCAGAAATAGAACAAGCACATTTAATCGAAAATGAGGATACCGATCTGATTCAAGAAGAATTATTAGATATTCCGGACTTTGGACGTGAGGAAGGTGTAGACGATGTCTCAGAATTTGAAGACGATGAGTACCCTTTCTGATGAAAATTATTACTCCAATGAAGCTGACTGGCAGTACATGTCGACATCACAATATAAGTCCTTTTTAAAATGTGAAGCCGCAGCCTTAGCAAAGTTGAAAGGCGATTGGGCACCGACGTCGGATCCCAAAGCCTTACTCGTAGGAAACTACGTACATTCTTATTTTGAATCAAAAGAAGTACATGAAGCGTTCAAAGAAGAAAATAAATCCAAAATGTTCTCTAGTCGGAAGCCTTATGGATTGTTAAAAGATTTCCAGATTGCCGAACAAATGATTGAACGACTTAAGCAAGAAGAAGCATTCATGAATATCTATCAAGGTGATAAAGAAACGATCGTGACTGGCGAACTGTTTGGAACAACATGGAAAGGCAAAATTGATTGTCTGAATGTAGAGGAAGAGTATTTTGTTGACATCAAAACAACCAAAGACATGCACGAGCGTAAATGGAACGAAAACTACGGATCAAGAGAAACGTTCATTGTCAATTTTGGTTACGTGCTTCAAATGGCGATTTATCAGGAATTACTTTTCCAACAATACGGAAAAAGTTTTATGCCGATCATCGCCGCAGTGTCCAAGCAGACACCAAGCGAAGCAAGACTGATCACGATTGATCAGGACAATATGGATTATGAGCTGGTTATGTTAAAAGAAAAAATTGAAAGAATTGTCAGAGTGAAGAACGGCGAAGAGAAGCCGAACCATTGCGGTTTGTGCGAGTACTGTAGAGGTAATCTTCCAATTACTGGATTCACTAGCATGGACGATCTTTAAACGGAGGTGCTTTGCGAATGAATCTAGGATACATCAAGTTATACCGTAAAGTGACTAGTTCATTCGTTTGGACCAATTCCGATATGTTCAAGCTATGGATATTGTGTTTAATGAAGGCTAGTCATGAAGATAGAAAATTTTTATTTAACGGTCAAGAAGTACGTTTGACAAGCGGACAATTCGTCACAGGAGCCCATGCAATAGCAAAAGAGTACAACGAAGGAGTGCCGAGTGACAAAGCAATTGCATGGCGAACGCTATGGAGATGGCTTAAGAAATTTGAAAACGAAGAATTATTGACAATCCAATCGAACGCTAGATATAGCGTTATAACAATAACAAATTGGTCTGACTACCAATCGAGTGACAAGCCAGTGACAAGCGACGGACAATCGAGTGACAAGCCAGTGACAACAAACAAGAATGATAAGAATGATAAGAATGAAAAGAATAATAATAATCCTCGCAACTCTCGAAAAACACGAGAGTATGCAGATGACGATCCAAATAAAAAATTGGCCATTCTTTTATTAAAACTCATTCGAAAAAATCAAAACATCAAAGAACCTGATTTGGACAAATGGGCGAATACGATTCGTTTAACAATTGAATCTGACAAACGAACTGGTAGAGAAGTTCAAGACATGATTGTGTGGGCCACTAGTAATGATTTCTGGTCTGGAGTGATTTTATCACCGACTAGCTTAAGAAAGCATTTCGATAAGATGGCTATCCAAAAAAATAAAAGAAAGCAACAAAATATTTCTAATGATGAGTTACCAGAAACAGGTGAGGATTGGTAATGGATAAAAAACTAAGTGCAATGGCTGCACCTTACGGCGGATTAAAAACAGCAGATCATAATTGTCCGAAATGTGGTGATCCATTGTATATCTGGAAAACAAAAAATAAAGATGGTACTGATCGTTGCGGTCCTACATGTATCAATAAGATTTGTGGTTATCGAGAAATGGTAACTAAAAATCAAAAAGAAGCTATCCAAAAAGCGAATGAAGCAATGAAAAAGGATGCTATCAATCGAATGCTTAACAGTTCAATGATTACAGATGATGCCATATGGACCTTCGATTTTGATGGATACAAAGTAGTTGATCAGGAAACAGCACAAATAAAAGCGATGGCTCAAGAATGGGCTAAAAAAATCGTAAGTGGTAGCACGATTCACGCAGTTATTACTGGTAGAACAGGGGCCGGAAAAACTCATCTAGGTGCTGCAGTGATCAAAGAAGTGATGAGGGCATCTAATTATAAAATTGCCTGTTCATTTATAAGCTATCGAGAATTATTAGAGCAATTGAAGTTCGCAATGAATGATCCAGAAGCAAGAAAAGCTGTGACAGGATCGTTGATGGCTGAAATTAAAAAGACGGATTTTGTAGTGATTGATGATTTAGGTGCGGAGCTAGGAAGAATGGAAGAAAACAATCAAGCAACACCATACGATGTTGATGTTCTCACATCGCTCACAGAAGCTCGTTTAAACAAAGCTACGATATTCACGACCAATTTATCATCGAAGCAATTAAAACACGCATACGGCGAGAGAGTGTTTTCTCGTGTAATGAATGGGACAAAAGGGAACATCGCTGTATTTAAAACAACGACAGATAAAAGGAGGAATCCAGTTTGACCTTTGTAGTGAAAAAAATGTGCTACTTAGATAGCCGAGGACGAGGAGAAGCTAGTGTTGAGTTTGCTAAACATTATATGACTAAAGAAGAGGCTGATCTTGTTGCAAGTGTTTGTGGCGGCGAAGTGGTCGAAGTTATTAAACACGAACGCCGATTTTCAAAACCTAAGACAAAGCCAGTGAAAAAAGAAAATTGTTGTCCGAAAAGTAACCAAGCATGGATGAGAGGTGCAAAATGACTTGTTTAAAATGCAACGATGAAACGGTTATTTGGTATAAGACATCGCTTGGATGGTCAACTTGTGAACCTTGTCCATTATGCAATGCAAATGGACGACGTTCGAAAGAACGACTCGAAAGACTAAAAAAGGAGCATAGCAAATGGCAACCAGAAGCAAATATGGAAACAAAAAACACGAAGTAGACGGAATCACATTTGATTCAAAGGCAGAAGCTCGTTATTACATGAAGTTAAAACGAAACGGTATGAGTTTTATGCCATTATCTGAAATTTACTGTGCCATGCAAGAAAATGTTCTGTTGCAAGAAGGGTATCTATGCAACGATCGTAAGATTGCACCGATTTATTACCGAGCTGATTTTGTGATTTATGAGAATGGTCAAGTGAAAAAAGTGATTGATGTCAAAGGTTATCAAGATGCAATCTCTATGCTCAAAATGAAGATGTTTGCTTATCGATACGGTTTCCCAGTGACATTTGCTAAGTTCGATTCAAAAATCAATAAATTCATTGAAATGGATTGTTTTGAATCAGCAAGACAGCAACGAAAAAGACAAACGGAACGAAGAAAGAAGAAGCTACATGACGAAACTTCTTCATAAAAACTATTATTTAGAAAAATAACCTATAAGCAAAGTAACTATAGAAGATATAACAGCAATTAAAACTTTTTCAAAAAAAGGATGTCGATTAAAAAAAGATTGGTTACGCAAAAAGTTTTCTCCAGAAACAGTAACTGTAGGATAAACGGCTTCTAATTCAGGAAAAATCTCTTCTTCGCGTTCCAATATCTCAATATTGCTTACGTACCCTTTCTCAATAGCTAAAAAGATTGCATTGAGATGATCGTCGTTATCTAAATAAGCATATCTTATGTTTTTGTTTTCCGTATATTTTCCACTAGCTACATTTTTTAGGAACTTGTTCAATATACGTGATTCTGTTTGTTTATCGAAAAATTTAACGTAGAACTTTGATCCAATTATTTTACTAAATTTTCTTCTCAAATACATCTTTAAAGACACGTTAATTTTATAAAGCATCTTGATTTCAACTCCTTAATAAAAATCATATCAAAGAAAGCAGGAAAATAAAATGACAAAACAAGTAAATTTCAGACCAGAATTGAAGAAAGTGACATCAAAATCTAATGGAAACACAGAAGTATTACTAGTTGTTAGCAATGGATCGCTGAGAGGTAGTACTGAAAATTTAACGGAGTTTCTTGGCTCAACAGTGACTGTAGTAATTCAACCAGAAACTATCGAATACACAGTACCAGTAAATAAGCAAACGAAGAAACCAAATATTGAATATGTTGTGAATTCAGATGGCACAATCGAAATGTTCAAAGAAGAGCAGACTTCACTTGATATCGGCGATGGTGTAGAAAAAGTTGAGAATGTAACAATCCTAGTATCAAAAGAAACTGTTGATGATTTTATTAAAACAGCAACGACATTACAACTACCAGAAAACGTAACTGTAAATATTCGAGACGTTCTTATCCGTTTAGCAGAAGGCGATAGTATGAGTGAAATTGCTGCAGATCATGAATTATCAGAAACTGCTTTAATTGATCAAATCGAATTAGCTAGACAATACTTTGCTCCATATGCAGATACCTGGTCCAAGCATAAGAATGACATCATTTTTCCAGAGGAACAATGAGAGCAACTGATCCAGTAATTATCCTTGAGGAAGCCAAATTTATTTGGACTCACGAAGAGATAGAGCAAGCACGCTTGCTCTATTCTCAAGGAGTTAAGCCGAGCAAAGTAGCTGAAATAATGGGTCAAAAGATTCTTGATGTCGGATTGCTTTTGCTCCATCTAGCAGAAAAAAATTTGATTTGAGGTGAAAATGATGATTCAACTTGCAGGCATCCAAACAGGGAAAATTTATTTTTCTGGAGAAAGCAAAAGCGAAGCCAACCAATGGCTATTGAAAACTTACACGAACAATAAGAAGCTAAGGAAAAAATATCCTGATTTGTTGCTAAAGGATGATCAGATTATGCCGGAACCGATGATTTTGACCCGTAAGGAGGGAAGTTGAAACTAAAAAACCAGCCGTGTGGGCTGGAGTTGCTATTTCTTTTTAATAATGAGTTTTTCTAAATTTAATTCATTCTCACGAGTTTGCGTCCAATAATCAGAATAATATTTTAATTGTTTAAGAGTAGGAATGTCGTCTTCGGTAAAATTAGAAAATAATTCTGGAGAATTATCTTTTTTTAATTGTTCTAATCCTGATTCTTTAAAACGTTGTTCAACGAGTTTTACTAAATTGTTGATATTCATGATAAATCACCTTTTTAAATTTAATTTCGATTTGATTAATCGATACAAGTATTATATCAAATAAAAAAGCTGATTTAGGGGGTCTTACAAAAATACTAAAATTTTTCCAAAAAGAGGAGGAACAGCGATGTATAAACAAGAATTGATTGATAAATGGGCGCAAGAACAGGAGGAAGCGGAATGATCCACGAACTAAAAATACTACCAGAATTTTTCGAAGCAGTAACGAGCGGACGCAAACAATTCGAGATCCGCAAGAATGATCGTAATTTCAAAGTTGGTGATCAATTGATTTTGAAAGAGTTTGATTGGTTGCGTGACGAATATACTGGTGATTCATATAAAGTTGAGGTCACTTATATCACTGATTATGCTCAGCACGATGGATTTGTTGTTTTGGGAGTTAGAGGTGTGGAATAGATGATTTACCTGTTCATTTTCGTGGTAGTTTTCATATTCATGTGCGTAATCTTTTTTAAAGGAAATGATAAATAAAAAAAGCCACCTCTTTCGAGATAGCAGCGCAATACTATTTTATCATATAAGGGGTGGCGTTTGTGAGATTTCAATGGTTAAAAGATTACCAAGAACTAGATGAGCAGATTCTTTACTTAAAGTGGAATCTTAATAAAAGTAAGCTTGAATTGAATCGATGGGTCTGTGGTGATTTAGCAAACGTCCGCATCGAAAAGAATTCGAGAACTTCTTCTTTAGAAGAGAATATTCAAAAGATAGAAAATGAATTGGAATTGTTGATCGAGCAAAAAGAAGAAATGTTATTGCTGATAGATAGCTTTTCTGGTATTGATAATCAAATTGTTAAGATGAAATATGTTGATCAAATGAGCTTAGAAGATATTGCTGAATCTGTTGGCTACAGCTCATCGTACGTCAGACAGCGACATGCAGAAATCAGAAAGACATTGAACTTTTTAGATGAGTACGAACACAGACAAGCTGACCGATTGAAAAAAGAAAACGAAATTGATTTTTACAATAGCAAGAAGTACAAAGAACAGCTGTCTTTATTCTAAAATTACAATGTTCACTTAATGTTCGAACATTGTAGCTATGTAAACATTGTTTGCAGCATGATATTCTATTAGTGTCAAAAAAATATGAAAGAGCCAAGATATCCCAACTATTTTATTAATTGGTATCTGTGGCTCTTTTCTATTGCTTTGATTAGACAGCAATAAACAAAAATAAACTAAAAGGAAATGGAAAAGTTTCTTTTAAATTTTCGTGTTTATCTATTCTATCAATGGCTACTGTTTATTATTGTTTTACAATGAGCAAAATGAATTGTTTAAATGGTATAATTCATTTATGAAAAGGAGGCTATTCATAAATGATAAAAGAAAACCAAAAAATACGATATGCCATTTTAAAAGAAATTGAAAATGGAAATTACGAAAATCTTGATTTTGGTATATTGGGAATTTCAGAAGAACAATTTAATGACCAGTTAAATTTTTTGAAAAATGAAAGTTACATTGTTGGTGGAACTTACGGTAGCAATGTTTTATTACCTGCTACTTATAGATTTTTAAAACTGACTGAAAAAGGCGAAATTTTTTTAGCAGAGAACTCAACATTTTCTAAAACATATAAAATGGCAAAAGAAATTAGAGATTGGATAAAATAGGTGTGAGAAGTCTGATGTATATCAGGCTTCTCTTCTTTTATTTTGAAAGGAGTTTTATCTATGAATGATTTTCATGAGGCTGTACTTACTTTTGATGTTCCAGCGGGTATGGGGCAAGTTTATAAAAAAGCGATTGAAGATGACAACAGTAGACATTGGATTAAAAATGAAATAAAAGATGCCAATGGAAATATTGTGATTAGCGATATCAAGCCAAGCTGGAATGGCAACCACTGTAGTGTCAGTATTGATAATAGCCTGACTATTGAAAAATATTCTGGAGCAATAGTTGATCGAACAGAACGCAAAACTCAGCTGACCATAGCATTGATCTCTAGGACCTTACCTAACTTAAAAGAACAGGTTGAATGGTATGAGCGAATGGGTGCAAAAGTAATTAGCACAAATTACAAAGGAGAGAATCAAAATGGTAATGATCAAAATTAGAACATCCATCACAGGAACAGAGTATTGGGATTCAGAAAAGAAAAAGACTGTCGTAGTTCCAAAAGGTCAAGAACCTGATTTTGAAGTAACGGAAGAAAAAGGAATCTTAAGTGATGGTAAAACGTTTGTGGCGGTTAATGGTGAACTTATTACTGATAGCAGTGAAATTCTTGATAGCGATGGAAACACCGCTGCTGATTTTGATGGAGACGAAGCTACTAATGATCAGTCCGCTGAAGAAACGGATGAACTGGACAACATGACTGCAAAAGAATTGCGTGCATATGCTAAGAAACATGGTATTGATATTCCTGGTGCTGTCCGTGCAAAAGGAGACATCATCCATCTTATTCGTGAAGCAGAATGAAGTACTGTCAGTTTGACGGATGCACGAACAAGATAGCAAAGGGTATCTACTGTACTGAACACAAGAGATCAAGCAGATCACGCAAGAAGAAGCAGCAAGCAAAGTCTGTTTATCATCATGAGAACAAACCATTCTATCGAACGCAAGCATGGAAAGATATGCGCCAATTTATTTACGAAAGAGAAGGTGGCCACTGTCAGCGATGTGGTCAGTTCATCTTTGGAAAGAGGGCACACGTCCATCACATTGTACCAATCAAAGACAATGAACTGCTTAAGCTTGATCCAAACAATCTCATGCTTTTATGTTCAAAATGTCATCCAATTGTTGAAAACGAAACAGAAGACAAAAAAGTTTTTCCTTCGTATTTTAATTAACCCCCCCTATCCATTTTCAAAATTTTTTCGCGTGGGGAGATAGGGTAGCGGGGAGTCACGCGCATCGTTAGGTCAAATTTTTCAAAAAACAAAGGGGGGTGTATACAAGTATGACGACTAAAGCGCAACGTAAAGCGATTGTTGATGAAAAAGTAAGTGCTGAAAAAGCTCGTATTTTAAAAATAATGAATTTGTCTGATTTGTACACCATCACTCTTGATCCATTAATCGAATCATATTTGGATATTTTTGAAATTTACCAACACAAATATCTTTTGTGGAAGGAAAAAGGCTTTCCGGAGACGCAAAAATTCACGAATAAATCAGGTGCCACTAATCAATCGAAGCATCCATTGGCGCAGCAAGTAGAAACTTGGTCAGATAAGAAAATGAAAGCTCTAGATTTGTTGGGGCTAACGAATAAGGCTAAAACTGGTAGACAAATAACTGGCGGATCGACTGCAAGAAAAGATGAAGAAATTACACGTCCAGAAGAAAAGCCAGTAGATGAACTAGCAGCGCACAGAAACAAATGGCGTAAGAAGGCAGGTACTGAAAAATGATCGAACCTGGTGTAAATTATGCCGATTTATTTGCAAAAGAAGTAAGAAAGAAACCTGGGAAATATCCTAAAACTGTTCGTTTGGCAGTGGATCGTTGGTATCGGTGGAAAAAACGTAAAGATATTTGGTTTGATGTAGATCGTGCTAATGAAATGATGGACTGGGTTGAGTCGTTTATTGTTCACACAAAAGGTGAGATGGTTGGAAAGCCATTCATTTTAGAACCTTGGGAAAAATTTATTTACTCGTGGATGTATGGATGGGTTAAAGAAAATGAAAAAGGGCAAATTGTCCGTGTTACTCGTGAAGCGTATGTCCAAATCCCTAAAAAGAACGGTAAAACATTGATTGCTGTCGGTTCATTAGGCTATGCAATGTATGGAGAAGGTGCTTTGTCAGTTGATTGTTATGCATGCGCTTCTGACTTTGCTCAAGCTCAATATGCTGCCAAACCTTTTGCAGCTACAATATTAAACAATCCAATCCTACTTGAAGGAACTAAAATATTCAAAGGACCAAAGGGAACTGTTTCTAGTATTACTTATGATTATATTCATGAAGATATGGCTTATTCGAATAAATTTATTGTTCAAACGAAGAATATCGATAACATTGAGGGTTCTAATCCATATTTTGTATTGAATGATGAGCTGCATAAGCAAGAGAAAATGGAACAGTATGACAATTTTAAGTCTGCACAAATCTCTTTGCCACAACCATTGATGTTTAATATTTCAACTGCTGGGAAAGGTTCATCGTCTGTTGGAATGCGCGTATATCGTGAAGCAAAAGAAGTGTTGAAACGTGATGATAATGATTCGAACTTTGTTCTAATCTATGAACCAAATAAAAACTATGATTGGACGGATAGAAAAGTTTGGGAAATGTGCAATCCTAACTGGGGAATATCAGTTGATCTTTCCGCCTTGGAGTCAGCGTTTAAAACGGCACAACGTTCAGCGCATTCAAAAGCCGAGTTTCTAACGAAGCACTTGGATGTATTTGTAAACGGTGCGGATAATTTCTTTGAACAGGATCAAGTAGAGCCGTGTTTGGTTACTACCCAAGAGCTTGGAAATTTAAGTGGTGAACCTTGTTACATTGGTTTGGATTTATCACGCACACGAGATTTGACCTGTGTGTCTTTAAACTTCCCAACGTGGGATGAAGATGGAAAAGCGGTCCTTAAAGTGAAGCAGCTTTATTTTATTCCCAATGAAGATTTAGAGTTTCGAGAAAAAGAAGATAACGTGCCTTACAGCGATTTAGCTGAACAAGGTTTTGTTGAATTTTGCGATGGTAAAATGATTGATCAAGATCAAATCTTGCAGTACATCGAAGACTGCATGGATTTATACGATATACAACAAGTGAATTATGATCCAGCGATGAGCGACAAACTTGTTGAGAAATTGGAGAACTTAGGATTGGAATGCGTTGAGGTTGCCCAATATCCTAAAGTGTTGAACGCTCCTTTTGATGATGTCGAACGGTTGTTTTATGAGAAACGAATTCAATTTGATAATCCATTGTTCCTTTATTGCACCTTGAACGTTGTAGCAATCACTAACATCAACGGACAAAAAGCGCCAAGTAAACGTCAATCAAAGAAAAAGATTGATGGTTTCGTGGCGTTTTTGTGTGGCCATAAGGAAACGATGAATCAAATGACAGATATTGATTCGAACGAATTGGATGAGTATCTCGATAGTATTTACAGATAATTAGAAAGGCGGTGAGAAAAGATGAGAATCCGAGATAGAATTTCAAACGCAGTATATTCATTCATGGAAAAACGTGGCTACATCGAGGATATTTTTGGGAGAACAACTAGATATGGACAACGTTATGTAAATGATAGTTCCATCATGGAATCCTCCGACGTCTATGAATTAGTTCAAGACATATCGAATCAAGTAGCACTTGCGACACCAGTTGTTATTGGTCCAGATGGCAATGAAGTAAAAGACCATCACTTGCTCAAAATTTTACAACGACCAAACGATTATTTGACAGGCTTCGAATTCACGAAGCTAGAGACAAATACTTTGTTGATTAATGGAGAAACATTCCCGTTGACAGATCGTGATCAACTCCATTTGGCATACGGTGTAACTACAAAAATCAACGAACGACTCCAAGAAGAATTTGAAATGAATGGACAAAACATACCTGGTCAAATGATTCGACATATTAAGAACATCGGAACTGATTCATTAAAAGGTGCTGGAATAATTGACCTTGCAAGAAACACTCTGGAAGGCGTTCTGAGCGCTGAAAAAGTTTTGACGGACAAATATACTAAAGGTGGTTTACTCGCGTTCATGCTTAAACTGGACGCCCACATCAATCCAAATAATAGCGCCCAAACGAAAATTGTCAAAGCTATATTGGATCAACTGGAAGGAACGCAAAATGACAGTGATCATTCTGTTAAGATGATTCCACTTGGCAAAGGATACACAATTGAAACGTTAAAGAGTCCAGTTGATGATCAAGCTATTTTAAATTATTTGGGCGTGTATAAAAAAGACTTAGGGAAATTTTTAGGAATCAACGTAGATACCTACCAGTCTTTGATGAAAACAGACATCGAAAAAGCAATGATGTATCTACACAATAAAACAATTAAACCAATACTAAAGAACAAGAGCGAACATTATACCGCTCTTTTTTTTATGCCCAATTCTGGCTATCGAGTGGAGTGGAAAATCAATATTTTGGACTTTGTTCCTTACTCAACCAAAACAAATATCGGATACAACCTTGTTCGAACAATGATTACTAGCCCTGACAACGTTGCAGAGATGCTAGGGTTCCCTAAACAGAACACTCCAGAAACACAAGCTATCTATATTTCAAATGACTTATCTAGGATTGGCCAGAAAAATGCAACAGATGATTCCTTACCAACGAATGATCAAAACTTGAAAGGAGGTGATGGAAATGAAGAAGAAGGAAATTCGCACGATTGACATCACCAACCTTTCAACGCGTTCTGATGAAGAAACTCATACGAGGACCATTAGTGGATATGCTGCTGTATTCAATAGCCCAACACTATTATGGGACGATTTGAGTGAAGTCATTGCACCAGGCGCTTTTGCTAGAACGATTAGTAACTCCGATGTACGTTGCTTATTTAACCACGATTGGTCTAATGTACTAGGGCGAACCAAAAGCGGAACCCTTCGATTGTCAGAAGACGATCATGGTTTGAAATTCGAAGTCGATTTGCCAGACACAACGGTAGCAAGAGACTTGGTTAAATCTATGGAACGCGGAGACATTAATCAATGTAGTTTTGGATTTGTACCAACTGAAGAAACATGGGACTACAATTCAGAACCTATGCTTCGAACAATTAGCGAAGTGGAATTATATGAGGTTTCTATTGTTCCTTTGCCGGCTTATGAAGATACAGAGGCAGCATTAAGAAGTCGTGATGAATTAGAAAAAAACGTCGAAGAAAGAAAAAAATTAATCAAAAAAATTAATCAAGCGCTAGAAGCGTAGGAGGAAAAATACATGGATACAGAATTATTGAAAAAAATGAAGGCACGTCGTGAACAACGATTGACTGAATTACGTGAAAAAGTTGAATCAGGAGAATTACGCGAAGCTGATTTAGAAGCCGTGAAAGAAGAAATTGACAGTGTTATTGATGAATTGAACGGAATTAAAGACGAATTAGGCGCAGATTCTGGAACTGATGAAACAGACGACAATACAGATGATCAATCGAATAGTACGGATTCAGACGAAAGCCGTTCTGGTGAAGACAACGATCAAGAAGAAGATTCAGACAGTGAAGATAGTTCAGAAAATCGTTCTGGAATGATTACTCAACAGCAACGAGATGGATTACTTGGATCAATTAAGAACGGATTGGAGGCACGTGCAAAAATGACCAATAAACAAAAAGATCAACAACTACGAAAAGCATTTGCTAATTTTGTAGTTGGAAATATTTCTGAAGCAGAAGCTCGAGCTTTAGGGATTGAAGCTGGCAACGGTTCAGTTACTGTCCCAGAAGTAATTGCATCTGAAGTTATTACTTATGCTCAAGAAGAAAATTTACTTCGTAAATACGGAACAGTGGTGCGAACATCAGGAGATGTCAAATATCCAATTCTTGTGAAGAAAGCAGATGCGAATGTAAACAAGAAAGAGCGTTCAACTGATATTGCTGAAACAGCTATTCAGTTTGATGAAATTTTGCTTGATCCTGCCGAATTCGATGCTTTGGCAACAGTAACTAAAAAATTACTAAAAATGTCTGGTGTTCCAGTTGAAGATATTGTTGTGGAAGAATTGAAAAAAGCTTATGTGCGTAAAGAAATCAATTATATGTTCAATGGTGATGACGCTGGAAATGAAAATCCTGGTGCATTAGCCAAAAAGGCTGTAGCATTTGAAAAACCTTTAGATCTAACTGCTGCAGGTGCTGGGCAAAAATTATATGATGCATTAATCGAATTTAAAAATACACCAGTGACAGAAGTGATGAAAAAGGGACGCTTTATTATTAATCGAGCTGCTTTGACTGCTATTGAAAAAATGAAAACAGATGATGGATTTCCTTTGTTGCGTCCATTTACACAAGCAGAAGGTGGAATAGGTTACCAATTAGTTGGCTATCCTGTGGATTGGACAGATGCAGCAGATAAAAAGGGTAAACCAGACACACCAGTTTTATATTTTGGCGATTTTTCTGCATTTAAAATTCAAGAAGTTATTGGTGCCTTGGAAATTCAAAAACTTGTTGAAAAATTCTCTGGTAAAAATCAAATTGGATTCCAAATTTACAACTTGCTAGATGGTCAATTGGTTTATTCTCCATTTGAACCGGCAGTATATCGCTACGAAATTACAAAACCAGTTGGTGGTTAAGATGGAAGAGCAAACTAAAGAATTGTCTTTAGAGGAAAAATTCAAATCACATATTCATTTTGAAGAGGGCATGGATGATTCTTTGCTCTCTTTTTATTTAAATATGGCAAAAGATTATGTCAAAACAGCAACTGGTGGCCAACAAGAATATCTTATTTTGATGGTTGCCGGCATTGCCTACGAATACCGAGTATCTGAAGATGAGTTAGACAAAGCTTTGAGCGCTATTACGCCATTTATTGTACAAGGAGTGATTCAAAATGCCGAAACGACAGACCAATAATCTGCGATGGAAAGCTGAATTGCTAGAAATCAAAACAGGAACAGATGAGAACGATCGTCCAACTACGGTTTATGAATCCAAGCGTCTAATATTCTATGAAGAACTCGGTGTGACTTCTCAAGAAAAATATTTATCACAGCAAGCCAAGACAGACGTTGTCAGACGAATTAAAGTCAGATGGGATAAATCCATCACAGAGAAATTAAGTGCGCTCAAAATTGATTCTGTAACGTATAACATTACTCGCATTTATACGAATCCTGATACAAGAGAAATGGAGTTGAGTTTAGCTTATGTCGATTAGCTTTGATGAATTGAAAACAGCGCTGAAATCAACAAAGTTGCCAGTGTTCAGAGATAAAGCCAGATTAGGGACGATGTATCCATACATCGTGTACTCAAATGTGAGTAACAGTAAAAAAATGGCATCCGGTAAAGTCTATAAAAAATTACCGTATTATCAAATTTCTTTTTTCACACTTGGAACAGAACAGGATTTAGCTGTTATTGAAGAAGCGTTACAAAATGCTGGTATTCCATATTCAGATTTTACAGGTATACAAGGTGATGAGAACGACGATACCGTAACCAACTATTACACATATGTGAGGTGTATGGAAAATGCCAAGTAACAAGAATGGTTTTTCTGAAATATCGGATTATTTAGGGAATCTTTCTAGAGTTGATCCAAAAAAATTATCATTGGAATCTTTAGAAGAAGCTGCAAAGTTTTACCTAGAGCAGTTGCTTCCTAATATTCCTAAGTCCCTGCTTAAAAAGAAGCATATGAGCGAACAAATAAAAGTTGTTGTTGAAGAAGACCGAGTGAAAGTCCAGTTTGAAGAGACTGCTTTTTACTGGCGCTTTACCGAAAATGGTACGACAAAACAAAAAGCACAACACTTTGCAAGCGGTACGTATGAACAAAATAAAGAAAAAATCGAAGAGATCATGACGAAGAAAATACTTGATTTATGGGAAGGATGATTTTAATTGGGAAAGCAAGATACTTTTTATTTTGAAGGATTGGACGACATTTTAATCGCGATGATGGCAACGCCAGATTCTGTTGGAACTGCTCCGACTTATAGTGAAGTTGTCCGGTTGCCTATCGCTACAAAAATTGGAGTCAAAGGCAATGGTACAGCGTTGGAAAAATGGGCATCAAGCAAAATGTTCCGACGCGTGTCCCGAGAAACAAAACATGAAATTGCGTTGGATCATGTAGGTATTCCAATTGCGGTAATGGATGAAATCAAAGGGATGATTGCAAAAAGCGGAGTAACATTTAGTAAAAATACCGCACGAGAATTTCCTTACCTTGCATTTGGATTCATTGGAAATATTGAAGGCGGAGGTAAAAAAGCTGTATGGTATCCAAACACGCAACTATCTAATGTAATTGATGAAGAATACGCTACTGCTGAAGATGAAACAAAAATCGATGATGTAACTGCAAACTTTGTTTCTACAGGACTGAAATACAATAATGTGATGTATGCAAGTTTTGATTCGAATCGTGAAGAAGCGACAATGGATTTATTTGAAAAATTCATTGCACAACCAGTCTACGACGAAGCACAATGGAAAACGTTGATAGCAGAAACTACACCACCAGAAACTGGAGGTGGCAAATAATGGCCAGACTTGCCGATTATGGGATTCATGTTGATGATTTAAAGAATTCTGCTGTTGTCATTATTCAAGGCGCAGAATTCCCTATTTCATTTACTATGCAAACGATGGAATTTATAGCAGATGTGTATGGTGGAGATTATTCGCAATTTGAATCTGATATGAACGCCATGCTATCTAAAAAAGAAGGACAAATTTCTTCTGCTAACTTATCGCCTAGTGATCTAAAAATCATGCGTGCCTTGATTTATGCCATGCTGCGTACTGGTGGTTTAGAGGAAGATCCAGAAACTATTTTCAAATTTTTGGGAATGAGTGGAGAGGTGTTGTCTGCTTATAGTACCTGTATGGAAATTTTTGCTAGCCAGACATTTCAGGTGGAAGACCTAAAAAAATCCAAGAAGCCACAAGACTTTCAAAAAACGCAAGCAAAAAGAAAGGTAAACAAAAAGAATCGGAAGAGATAGGAACTCCTTGGAGTTTTTATATTTACGTTGCTCTCACTCTATTGAATTGGAGTGAGAGTTTCTTTTTGAAGTCTACACCTAACTTGTGGCTCAAATCTTATTTACAGTGGTTACAACAAAACACCGATTTTGAACCACCTCAATCTGTAACTATGGATAAATCGCCTTGGTGGTAGAAAGGAGCGCTAAGATAAATGGCTGGTAAAGAATCTGATGTCGTTCTTAATTTTAAAACGAATGGCGAAGTCAGTTATTCGAAAACAATCAAAGAAATCAACAAAGAAATGAACTTAGCCGCTGCCGAGTACAAAAACCAAGTGTCTGCGATGGACAAGGATGCAACTCAAACAGAAAAATTGCGAGCGGCTAAACAAAAGTTAGAAAAACAACTGGGGTTAGCTGAACAACGATCTCAAATGTTGAGAGAAGAATATGAAAAATCTGTCAAAGAGACAGGCGAATATTCTGCTGAATCAGAAAAATTATATAAGCAATTGCTTAATTCGGAAACTGGAGAAAATAAGCTTCGTACAGCATTAGAACAGACGAACGATGCACTTAAAGAACAAGGTGACGTTTCTGTTGATACAGCAAAAAAACTCCAGAAAATCGAAGAAACAGGTGAGAAAGTAAAAGGCGTTGGTGAAAAAATGTCTGTTGGAGTAACCGCGCCTATTGTAGCGGCAGGAGCAGCAGGACTTGCAGCATTTGGTGAAGTTGACGAGGCACTTGATACCATCATTACAAAAACCGGAGCAACAGGTGATCAAGCTGATAGACTTTCACAGTCTTTCAAAAACGTTGGTTCAAATACTCATTTACCTTTACAAACGGTTGGGGAAGCTATTGGTGAGGTAAATACACAATTTGGATTCATGGATAAAAAACTGGAAGATTCAACCAATTATCTCCTACAGTACGCTGAAATCAATGATACAGATGTTTCGCAATCAGCAATATCTGCTCGACAAGCTATTGATGCTTATGGACTAGAATATGATGATTTGAATTCTGTCCTTGATGTAACAACGAAAACATCGCAGAATACTGGTCAATCTGTAGACGACTTGATGCAAAAAGCAATTGATGGCGCACCACAAATTAAACAACTAGGATTGAGCTTCGGAGAAGGAGTCACTTTGCTTGGACAATTTGAACAAAGCGGTGTTGACTCAAGTGCAGCTTTGAGTAGTTTATCTAAAGCGACAGTAGCTTATGCAAAAGATGGAAAATCTCTAAGTCAGGGTCTCGGGGAATTGCAAGACAAGGTAAAAAATGCAGGTTCTGAAACAGAAGCCATCAATGCAGCAGCAGAAGTATTCGGGACTAAAGGCGGTCCTAGAATGGCCGATGCAATTCGTAGAGGTACTTTGAACCTGGAAGATTTAGCAAAAACTGCTGGAGAAAGTGGGGGAGCTGTAGGAGACACATTCGATGCTACTCTCGACCCAATTGATCAAGCCGATCAAGCTATGAACAATGCAAAATTAGCAATGGCTGACGTAGGTGAAGCAGTCCAAGTAAGCCTTTTGCCTTTTTTTGAAAAAGCAACTTCCTTATTACAGGAATTCTCTAAATGGTGGGGGTCTCTAGATCAAGATACAAAGAATTGGATCATAACAATTGCTGGTATAGCGGCAGCAGTTGGACCAGTACTAATCGTTCTTGGTTCACTTATGGGATCTGTTACAAAAATCGTTGGGGGAGTTAAAAGTTTTATAGGAGTTTGGCAAGGACTTGCTGGTTTATTTGGAATGTCGGGAGGCTGGTTTGCATTAGCAGTTATAGCTATTGGCGCATTAGTTACTGGACTAATTTGGGCATATAATAACGTTAAATGGTTTCATGATGGAGTGAATTCTTTCTTCAAAGGTGTTTCAGATGTAGCTGTTGAAATATTTAATTTTTTAAGTGGTTATTTTGGTGGATTTTTCGATGGTGTTATAGCAAATTTCAATAATTTTTATAATGCTGGAAAACGAATTTTCAGTGGTTTTCTAGATTTTATCACTGGAGTATTTACAGGGAATTGGTCAAAAGCATGGCAAGGTCTAGTTGATATTTTTGGAGGTATTTTCGATGGTATTGTTGCTGTAGGGAAAGCTCCTATTAATGCCATGATTGGATTGATCAATGGATTTATTGGTGGATTGAATAATATAAAGATACCAAAATGGGTTCCTGGTGTAGGTGGAAAATCATTTTCTATTTCAAAACTGCCTTATTTAGCACAAGGGGGCCATCTAATTAATGGACAAGCGATTGTTGGTGAAGCTGGTCCAGAGTTACTGACTGCAAAAAATGGAAAAACAACAGTTACCCCATTATCTGACGAAGAAAAACGCAGAGGTATTGGCGGAAAAGTTTCTGGTGGTAATATTGAACAGCATATCCACATTGGCAAAGTCGATGCAAACAATCCATCTGAGTTAGATCGTATGAATCGTAAATTTGCTAAAGCAAACCAACAGGCTATTTATGATTTGGGAGGTGTTCCTATTTGAGTCGACAATTTATGAATCCAGATGAACCAAATTTTATTTGGAAAAATCGGAATGCAGTAATTGATATGGATTGCATCATTGAGGCAGAGCTTCCAGATATTATGCCGAACAAACGATACGAAACTTACACGATTCAGGGCCGAAGCGGAGAATTGACTGAGACGTTTGATGATTATGAACCTTTTGATTTGGAAATAGAAGGGATCACTATTCCACATTCGAAACTGAGAGAAGTCAAACGATGGCTCACTGGTAAAAGCCAATTAATCACGCATAATGATCCAGACAAGTATCTAGAGGCTATCTGCAGCATGGATAAAGAAGTCCCTTTCGAAAACGAGTGGGGTTTCTTTTATACATTCGATGTTACTTTTCGTTGTCAGCCACTCAAAAGAAAAATCGGTGAAGCGCCTAAATTTTTTCATTCTAGTGTTATGGATATTTTTGATCATGGTGACGAAATTGCACATCCCTATCTGGAAATAGAATCGAACGGAGGAGATATTACGATTGCTATCGGCGATAAAAGCCTAACAATACTTAATACGTTAGCTGCAACAATCGTGGTTGATACTCAGCTTGGAAAAGCAATACAAGAAGGTTTGAATTTATTTACGCGTGGTGATTGGCCAGTATTGCAGCCTGAATGGAATCAGGTAAAAATATCCGGAAAATTTAAAGAAGTGCGGTTTTGGAATAGGAGTGTGTATCTGTGACGCAAGAATTTATTTATGCTTACAAAAAAATGCCAGATGATTTGAGCGTGAACGGAGCGTCGTTAGTTGACTGGGAAGATTTGCCAGAAATCAATCGTGTGTTGAATGGCCAATATCGTTTTTATGGTAACTATTCAAGAAGCGGACAGTATCGGTCTTACTTAAAAAAAGGAAATTTCATAAAAGCGAAGGTGCCAGATGGATCATGGCAATACTTCGAAATTTACAATATCAAAAAGAATTTGACGTCTGTTTCTGTAACTGCTCGTCATATTGGATTTATGGCCAATAAAAACTTTATCGTTAAGTCATTCACGGATAACGGCAACGGTTCTCAGATCATGACCAATCTTAAAAACAGTTTGGCATTTGATCAAAAATTCAACTATCTGTCGAATGTAGGCACAACACACCAATTTACAGCAAGACAAGTTGCTCCAGTTGAAGCGATTATCGGCTCAAATAACGGTAATCAAAATTTGACTGGCGTGACTAGCGCGGAACTTGATATGGATAACTATGATTTGAAACTGGTAAAACAGATTGGATCAGATAATGGTTTTCGGATTGATTTTGGCATCAATTTAGAAGCAATCGAAGAAGAAATTGATGAAGAATCAATTGTCAATAGTTTGTATTTGGTTGGCGGTGTTCCTGATAACGATTATGATGAAGACAAAGAACCTATCGAATATGGTTATTTAGAAATTGATGGAGTAACCAACGAGAATCGACGTATTGCCAAACGTGAAAACGGAGATTGTAAAACAGTTGATGAATTGATCAAATGGGGCAAAACCTTATTTGACAATGATCGTATCCATGAGCCAAAAGCTACTCATACAGTCAGTATGGTGGCATTGGAACACACACTCGAATACGGTGAGATGTATCAAGAGCTAGCGTCTTTGCACTTTGGTGATGTCGCTCATGTGAGGGCGAAAGAGCTAGATATCGAGATAAAAGAGCGTATGGTCGAATACACTTATTTCCCAACACTTGGAAAATATAAGGATATTATTTTAGGTAATGATTTATCGTTGTACACTTCAACAGTAAATACCCAAGCACAAGAATTGAAAAAGAAAATTGACAATCGAACAGAAACATTAGTTCAAAATGTGTTGAACGCAACGGCATGGATCACAGGCAATTCCGGCGGACATGTCGTTTTTCGTCCAGAAAAAGCTCCATCAGAGATTCTTATCATGGATACTCCAAATGTAGCGAATGCGAAGCGTGTGTGGCGCTGGAATTTAAACGGTCTAGGATATTCAGATAATGGAGTAAATGGTCCCTTTGGTATTGCAATGACTTCTAAAGGAGAGATCGTTGCTGATTTTATTAAAGTCGGCACAATCAACGCAGAAGTATTTGAAACTTCATTTAATGCTTATGGTGATGTTCTGAAACTTGTTAAAGGTACACTGCAAATCTGGAATGAGAACAAAAAAATTATGGAACTAACCAAAAAAGGCATGGAATTCTGGAATTCTAAAGAATCAATTGGAACAATTGGAACAACCGATTCTGCTGGAAATCCTTTTCCAGAAGCTGTAACGCCGACTCCTCTGGAAGAAAATTCTCTGGTAATACGTACAAATGGAGACGGAAAGTATATTCTGATTTCTCCTACGGTCGGAAAAGGATTTGTGTTATTAGGAAACGGAAAAGCAACTTATTTTGGTGACTTGGATGTTCAAGGAACTTTCACGGTGAAAGGGAAAGAAATTGATGGTGGTAACTCAGGCGGAAATGACAACGGTTGGAATGGACAATATCCACCAGAAGTAACTACTGACAGGGATAAACGTTATTGGCAGATCTGGAAAATGGCAATAGGTGCTGGCTTTACTAAACAAGCTGCTGCAGCCTTACTTGGAAATGCTCAAGGAGAATCAGATGCTAATCCAACCGCTGATGAGGGAAATGGCGTACCAGGGTTCGGATATGGTGTATGGCAATGGACGGATTCCACAGGTGCAACTAGCGGACGTGTCTATATGCTCAACTTAATGACAAAGGCTGGCATCAGTGATGATCCAGACACGATCACGGCGCAGTTCAAATTGTTGATGTGGCATGCACCGAACGGTCAATGGCTTGTTACTAGCGCTTATCCTTACACATGGACACAATTCATGAATCTAACCGATATCAACACAGCAGCACAAGCATTCGTGGCTAACTTTGAACGTCCACGTGATCCACATCCAGAACGGACGACATGGGCACAAGAATGGTATGACAAATTCAAAGATTTGGAAATTCCTGCATCAAAAGGGTATATAAAACCAATTGCGGATCCGATCACGGTGACAAGTGAATTTGGCTGGCGCACTTCTCCAATTACAGGCGCACAAGAATTTCATAACGGTATTGACCTTGTAAATGGAAATCCTAATACACCTATTTTTGCTTCAGCGGATGGTGAAGTGATTGTTGCAGGTGATGCGAACTATTATGACTGGTATGGAAACTGGACAGTGATTCAACACGCAGATGGAATGTATACAGGATACGCGCATCAAAGCCGAGTAGACGTCTCAAAAGGTCAGAAGGTAACTGCTGGTCAGCAAATTGGTTTGATGGGTACTACTGGTCCATCCACGGGGGAACATTTACATTTTCAATTTATGGATGAGTTTTATCCATCTTCTTCAGGTCATTTCCACAATGCAAGAGACTACATCGATTTCTAAAGGAGGGATAGTCATGGCAGAAACGCAGCATAAAATGGTCCTATCCACCACCGAACCAAACAACGGAATAAATTTGGTTCGAATTCGGCAAGGGGATGTTTTAACGCAAAAGTTCGTTGTTGAAGTGGTGGAACATGGCAAACTAAAAACATTCGAGGGCCTAGTGCCGTTTTTTATTAATACAACAAAATTTGGCGAAAACCAACCTGTTGAACAAAAAGTACAAGAATACAGTCCAGCACAAGCAAGGCTTGTTTACACCTTAAGTGAGCCTGACTGGCAATGGGGTGGTGAAAACACCGCACATTTCAGTTTCCGATCACTTAATGGTGATGGAACTTGGAGTGAACAATTTAGCACACAGGATTTTACCTATCGAGTCATTTCTGGAATATCTAGAAGCCAGTTACGTGACTCTGGCTATGTGTGGACCTTTGAGGATTTGCTAAGAAAATTCAAAGATTACATGGATCAGGGCAAAAATGACTGGGAGCAGTGGTTAGAAGATAATCGTGAAATACTGGAAAATATCGATCCAGGTGGTACGATTATCAACATTTTGAATGAAGCAAAAGGAGATTATGACAGTTTAGCAGACCGACTGGAAGATATGCAAAATAAAAAGCTTCCTGTACCTAGCTCTATCCGACAGATTACGGATGGTGAATATCCTGTTCCGTCTAATTTCGATGAGGTTATTTCCAAAATTAATGATAAATTATTTAATATCGCATTTATCACAGATACACATGTCGATGGTATGGGGAAAGATAGTGCTTTTGCAACTGGAGATAGCACGACAAATTCTAGGCGTTGGAGTACTTTAGCAAGATTTAAAGAGATGACCAAATATTGCGATGTGACCGTTTATGGTGGGGACAACTGTGATTGTAATAGCGGACGTACAGGAGAATTTAACATTGGTGTTCGTGACTTTGGACGAACGCATTCGATGGCTATACAAAAACGATTCGCAAATTTTGCCGGTGCATGGAAAGAGGATGTCATAGTTTGTCGTGGAAATCACGATACTGGAAAAATTCCTTATGCTTGGATGGGTCACACACCAGAAACTTGTTTAAATAGTACTGATATGCACAAAATATATAACGGCACATATGGAGGTCGTTTGTTCCAAGACAAAGGGATAGCAATTTATCGTATTGATACAGATGATTATAGTGATGAACTAGATAGCAATGGTCAGTACAAAGAATTTAGCGGCCATACAAAAGATGGTGAAGTAGGAAAAATTGGGGCAGAACAATTGAAAGACTTCGGTACTTTTCTCATGAACTTAGATCGCAGCTATCATGTTTTGCTAGTGGGACATATCCCGTTAGATGAGTCTGCTACAGGTGTATGGAATACAACAGCATTGCGAACACTTATTGATGGCTTTAGACAGGGTGTGTCAGTAACGATTGATTATGATTCGTTATCCGGAGAACCATCGAAGATTGTTACAGGAAATGAAGTGTTTGATTTTAGTACAAAAGGACCAGGCATCATTATTGCTTACGTCTGTGGGCATGAACACTGGGAAACCGTAAAAAACTTTGGTGCTTTGAAAATGATATTGGGAACTTGTGCGTTTACAAAAGATACTAATGTTGACTTCGAAGCTTTTTATCAGCTGTCAATCGATAAAGTAGCCAGAACATTGATAATGAATGGTGTGGGACGAGGAACTAAACGGTCATTTTCATATTGAAGGAGTGATAGATAATGTTTGAAAATATGACGAGAGATCAAGCAATTGATCACATGTTAGAACAGTTCGCTATTCATAGTGATGGTGACGATCAGCAAGCGCATGTGATTGCTACTGAGCGAAATGCCGGCTTTGCTTCACCAGAAACGGTGGCGCTAGCAACTGGCCATTTATTAAAAGATAATTACTTAAACGAGAAGTATGATTTTTGGGATATTCCTTTCGGATCATATGCTACTGTTTATGGTTGGGCAGATAACGGCATCCCTTTGCCAGACACGATGGTGCCGGGTGACCTAATTAATTTATATGTATCCGGAGAAGATAACCGACGCAAAGTATACGTGATGGTTGTTCAAAAGAACGGCTCAATTTGGTATTTAAATACTTCTCAAAATACGGGGCAAGGAGGAGGTAATAGTAATTCAACCGTTTGGAAATATATTCCGCAAACAACGATTCTCTGGACACAAGATAGTTCACCTGCAAGCGTTGGACAAAATATGAATTTAGCTGCATCAACCAGACGTTTCAGACGTTTGCGTTTCACAATTAATGGGATAGGCACTCAATTTGTTATTGAGACACCTGCAGTAGACAATCCTGTAATCGTGTTTTCAGCAGTTGCTGGAAGTATAAATGAAAGTTACCAAGTTAGAATAAATTTGGAAATGGTTCGGGATAACATCGTCTTGAAATTTTCAAAATGTCGTTTAGTTACTCATAAAACTACAGGCACAACTTTTTCAGATGACACAGGTTTTACGATTGCGGGTATCGAAGGGATTTATTAATGTGGGGTTCTAATTTAATACAAGGAAGGTGATTAGGTGGCACAAAAAACAGGAAAAGTGATTGTTCCAACAGAGCCAGCCAGTCGGGCAATGACAATCACTGGTTTTACGTTCAAATCCTATGATAAGAAAGCTGGCGTATTACAATTTGAAATTAAAAATCAAGACGGAAGTCCAACCGATTTAATCGATGCGACTGTTCGTCTTTTTATGTACATCTATCAAGGGGAAGAAAAAAAAGAGTTCCCAATTTTTGATAACCAGATTATTACTGAAAGCTACATGCAAGGCGTTGTAAAATATCCGATTCCTGACATGTTACTTTCTTATGAGGGGAAAGTTGATGCCAATGTTTACATCGATTTTCCAGATGGCAGTCATACTGACAATTTGGCGTTTACTTTCAATATTGAGAAATCTGTTATTGATGACAATGCCCAATTGAATGGGAAATATTATTTTAAAGACTTTCAACAACTACTTGATGGGGTCAAACAAGAGGCGACAGATGCTGTTAACGCAGCATTAACAAATGTGGATTCTACGATTGAAAAGGCAAACCAACAAATAAATGAATTTGTAGAGGGAGCCACACAAGCAATTGATCAAACTGTTGACGAGGTAACAGAGCAACTACAAGCTACTCAAACTAAGATTGATACCGTTTCTCAAAACGTTACATCGGCACAAAACAATCTTAAAGCAGTTGAAGACAAGATGAATCAAACCAATCAGCAAATCGGTGATCTCGGCAAGCTGAAAAAGATGTACAGTAACAGCATCGACTTCGGGGGCTATGATTATAGTGGGAATCCTAATCTATTACCAAAACTAGATTTCTCTAAATTAAGTAGGTCAAATGCTACTATTCAAAGCCCTCCTGCATATGTTAAAGATCATGGAACTTATTTTGAAGTTGATATGGGTGACCCATCTGCGGCTGGTATTGCTAGAAATGTATTTCTACCACTTATTACACGTTTGCAAAAAGGAAAAACATATACAATTAGTGCCAATATCATGATTAGTGATGAAATGAACATAGCAAAATGCCCAATGCACTATTCAGTATATAGAACTCTACCGCAACCAGAGACAGGTAGACCAGTGGTGTTATACCCAACAAATGACGCTCGCGGTAAATTTACGCGTGTAAGTAAAACATTTACTATACCATCTGATATAACTGATGGTGATTTTGCACCATTTTTACAATGGTATTTTCCAGAGGATACTGTTGGTAAATATTATGTGGGGTACGATATTAAGATTGAAGAAGGTTCAACAGCCACACCGTACCAGCCAAATTTACTCGATGCACCGTATTATTTGAGTAAGATTCCACTGGGAGAGAATATTCTTAAACCAGCATCTTTCCCAATTAATACTACAGAATATATGGCGGCTAATTTTACTCCTAATGAACCATACGTACAGGGACAAAAGTATACTTTTACAATGAAGGCGAGCAAACCATCTACACAGACGTTTGGAATTTATTTACGAGCTGGATCTTTACCTGTCGGTAATATGGTTCCTGTAGAAGGTTTGGCAGACGTATGGCAATTTACTTTCGAAATAACACAAAGTCACATTGATGGTAGTGCAAATGCATTGAATGTATTTCAAGCGCCACAATCGACGAAAGGAACAGTAAATATTGAATGGGCAAAACTAGAAAAAGGCGACACCCGAACTCCAAATATTAGTCAGTTTAAATACTTCGGTGAAGGCTTGAAAGACAGCAACAATCCGAATGATTACAGTTGGGATGTCACACCTGAATATACTGAAAAAAGCTTGAATAATACGGTTAGTTTGACCGAACCCCAGTCAGTTGAAGGTTTAAAAAACTTTGAGGATGGGTTGCAGATTGCAGGTAAAGAAGTTGCTACAGTTCCAGAAGATACAGGATGGGTAAATCTAACAGCAATCAATGGTCACTCATGGAACAAACAGGGACAAATCAGGAGAATTGGAAAACTA